TTATCAGTCCACTGGTCAAACTTCAATCTTCCCTCGATGAGAATCTTGCTGCCTTTGTGCAGGTACTGGTTCGCAATCTCGGCACTTCTTGAAAAAAAAGTGACATCAACAAAGCAGACTTCCTCTTTTTTCTCTCCGTTTTGCGTGAACTTGCGTGAGGTTGCAATGGCCGTGTTTGCTATTGCACTACCGCCTTGAGTATATCGAAGCTCGATGTCTCGCGTGAGATTACCGGCTATTATGATTTTGTTAAACACTTTTAACCACCTCATATTCATGCTCTCGAAACTTACACATAGTGCCAAACATCTTGACTGTTGCAACTTTCGTCTTTGCGTCGTAGTGCTCCACTGGAAGCACTATATTATAATCAAATATTTTTATCTTCATTTTTTCCCTTTTATCTGTATTTAAACTCTAGCATAGCTTTGCCTAGTGCCAAAGATACTTCATCATCGTAGTAGCCACTGTCCGATAAATCTTCTAAAAGAGAGAGATAGTTCTCATATGTATGTATCTTCTTAATGTCACTCTCTTTTTGTCCTTTGTTCTCTAGCCGGTACTGGTACTTAAATATATTTGCTTTGCAAAAGCCTATCATCTCCGTAACCGTGAGTACTTTTTCAAGCTCCTCAATGGCGCTTGTCTTGCCAGTGTCGTAGTGTGATGATTCTTTGTTTATGAGTGGGTGTAGTTTCATTGTTTTATCCTTATTTTATTTCTGCTCAAGTATGTTTTTATCGTATTATTCGTGCAGCCTAGTTTTTGTGCTATCTCTTTTGCAGATAGTCTCTTCTCAACTCTTAAGTATCGCAGCTCCTCGATGCTTACTTTTTTATTTCGTTTTTTGAGTCCGTACTTTCCTGCCAAGATGGCCACGGTAGTTAGGGCACATTTGAAAATGTCAGCACACTCTTTGAGTGTTTTGTTTTGCGTGATGTAAAGCTGTTCAAGTTGTTTTTTTGTCGGTCTTTTGTACTCGTATGCTTGTAGTTTTCGCCGCGTGAGTGCTTCTCTTTTTTGTGCAACTTTAATAGTTACCTCTTTGAAATCTTTAAAAGCCCATAAGTAACCTTTTGATAGTCCGCAGGTCTTAATGGCTCTGCGCACATTCTCTCTTAAAAAACCGTATCTTTCAACTGCACCCTGTGACGAGTACTCTTTAACTATCCTGTATGTTTTAGGGCATATCTGCACTATGGGCTTTGCGTGAGGTTGGTTCTGTCGTTTTTTGCGCTGCTCTTGAGACATAACGATGCCTTTACGGCCACTTTTGTGTCTAATGCCTCTCTCTTTTTTGCCAAGTCCAAGTCGCTTGATCTCTTTCATGACCCAGTGTTCTGGAACATTGAGCTCTTGTGCTATCTCATGAGTCGTTTTTTGTTTGACCCAATACTCTTTCATGATGAAAGATGCTTCTAACGGCTCTCTCTCATCTAGCGGAATATATGCAGCCGGTGTTTCGCTCTCTGGTTCTTCATAATCTTCATCTTCGTGATATACATCTTGTGTTTGTTGTTGATCTGCGATGTATCTATCCATATCAAACATAGATTTAGAGATGTACTTAGAATATTTCGGATTTGAATAGAGATAACTTTCTTGAATTTCAAAGTAGTTCACGGCCAATTCTAAAGATACTTTCATTTTCAGCTCCTCATTTTAAAAGCCTAAAAAGCTTGAGTATCATCTGCTTTTGTTTGTCGGTCATCGGTTCATCTAGTAGAATATACACAAGCCCTTTTGCTTCTCTTGTCACATCTTTTGCTTCTTGTAGCAACTCTTTTACGCGTGTCTTGCTCATCATCGCTTCTTGGTGTAAAAATCTTTGATTGTATAATCATTGTTTTTGATAATGTCACAATGGTCCTCACACAAAAACCAACGAACCGCAATAGTTATCATAACTATCACAGCTACTATCCAGATTACTATCGCAGTTGTTTCGTTCATCTTTTTACCTTTTTTGTGATATAATTCTCATCTACTTATTTATAAGATCTTTTCGGCGAGTTGTTCCAGCAACTCTTCGAATCTCTCAAAACCGTTTTTAATCCGTTTTGCCATTTCGTTACCTCCTGTTTAAGATATATTCACGGTGGAGTCTTTTGCTATAATGTTGTTGCGAAACACAAAATAAAACAAAAGGCTCCATAATAAATATATGGATAAAAAAATGAATAAACAAAAAGCACGCGAAAAAAAAGGTTTGATGCAGTGGGTTAGTGGTTATGAAAATAATCTTTCTTTGGTTTTAGACTCTCTTAAATATGAATTGTCAGATGTAAACAGAGATAGAACATTGCAATACAATACTTCCAAAACGCTGTTATGGCTCAATGTTGTATTTGTAGGTATTTCAATCAAAGTTCTTGAGTACAACCCAAATATATGGCTTTATGCTCTTTTTATTATTATCTCATCATTGAGTATTTTGTTTACTCTTGTTGGAATGATGGAGGGTAAGTACAATGCTTATGCTTCTCCAGGAAGAGCTTCTGATTATGCAAAAATTCCCAATGATGAGTGGATTGCATCAAATGGCTTACTTGCTAATATTCAAGCTTTTAGAAGGGCTATAAAATACAACGGTATAAATCTAATAAAACGCTCAAGATGGATTAGAAAAGCCAAGTTTGCGTCTGTTTGTTCATTTATTGTTTTATTGCTATTGAGTGTTAATTCGCTATACCTCAAAACTAAAGGAACACAAATGGCAAAACAGCCAAATACACCAACAAAGTCGATTATCAAAACAACTCCTGTAAGAAGATCAAACGAGTCGGCATCACAAAAGCCAGTAAGAGCACCTAAGCCACCTAAAGGTTCAAACTCTTAAAAAGTAAGCCTCACGGCTTGCTTAATCATCAAACAGTGCTATTGTCATAAACAAAAGCAGCATAAGCCACCACCAATCATCCATCATCTTTCCTTTAAAACTCTGTGCAACATACAGAGGAGAGCCTATGTCAAGAGGCTGTAACTGTATGCTACATTGAGATTTATTTAAGCGATATGCCTTTCCCATATCTACATGCTGCCTTAAAAGCACATAGTTTTTTCACTACTGTTATTTTTTGACCTATGTTCGCGGATAGGTTTACATGTAAAAGATTTGAATTACCACTGCTAATGCTTATCTGTTTAAAATATTCACGGTGAAACCTTTGTGATATAATTGAGTTGCAACAAAAATCAAACACAAAGGCTTCATGATGAACATAGAAGTAAAATACACCGACCACGGCATAGCTAGACTTCCACATATAGATACTATGGATTATCTCCCAAGAGTAGGAGAGGTCATTGTCAACGAAGAACTCGCGCATAGCAGCTGCACTGGGAGGTTTGTCATAAACGACATATTTCATATAAAAACAAGCGAAGGTTTTAAATGCACTGTGGAGTGCATAGAAATATCTGGCGAAGATGACATGAGATCTAAACTCCAAGAGTCCGGTCACTTGTAGATTTTCGCAAGTATCTCTTTTTGGAGTGAATCTAATTTCGCTCCAATAGATACTAATTTATCATCAAATGCTTTCATCTCATCTCTACTATAGCCAGCTCTGCCCATTGGAGATAAACTGTTTCTAAGCATTCTCTGCGCCTCTTTAATGTTGTCTGTAGTATGAACCAAAGCTTTTATCTTTTTATCCTCTAAAGGCATTTACTCTTTCCTTACGATAAGCATTAACAGTGATAATTCAAAACAACTCAAACAAAGCCGCCATGTTTCAGGCGGTTTTTTGTTTGGATAAGAGAATGATACAATATGAATCTTTAAAGCAATATTAAAAAGGATACAAAAAGAATCTTTATGCTATAATTCTTATATAAAAACTAAAAGGTATGAGGATTGCTTTATGAAAATTATGAAAAATAACTATGCCGTTGAATATAATGACGGTACTAAAATTGATTGGTGTAAATGATATGAAAACGATTAAGGCGGTAGATTTCTTTTGTGGTGCAGGTGGTTTGACACATGGGCTTAAACTTGCAGGTATAGAAGTTTTTGCCGGTGTGGATGTAGATGAATCATGCAAAGAGACTTATGAGTACAACAACTCTGCAGAGTTCATAAACAAGAGTATAGTAAAGATAACAGCAAAAGAGGTAAAAGATATATTTGCTAAACACAGCACAAAATCTGACTACACTATGATTGCAGGATGTGCCCCATGCCAGCCTTACAGTGCGATGAATACAAGAAAAAGAAAAGATGATGATAGAAAGACATTACTTGATGAGTTTAGACGCATTATAAAAGGTGTTCATCCACATTTTGTTCTTATGGAGAATGTCAGTGGGCTAAATTTAGACAATCCATACTTTGTAAAATTTTTAGATATGTTACACTCAAAAGGTTACAGGTATGAGTATAAAGTTTTAAATGCAAAAAATTTTTCGGTTGCCCAAAATAGAAAAAGACTATTTCTTATCGCTACACGATTAAAAAGAGTTAAGTTGTCATTTGAAAATATAGTTGAGAAAAACAGTATTACACTCAAAGATGTCATTTATGAGCTTGAGCCTATCGCTCATAACAAACCATCAAGATATGATCCACTACACAAATCAAAAGTACTTAATGAAATAAATCTTAAACGCATAAAAGCTACTCCAAAAAATGGAGGTTTAAGAAGTGCCTGGAGTGAAGAGTTGAAACTACCATGCCATAGAAAAAAAGAGGTTTTTTTAGATAACTACGGAAGACTTTCGTGGGATAAGCTAAGCTCTACCATAACTACAAAGTTTCACGAATACTACAGTGGAAGATTCGGACATCCTGAGCAAGACAGAGCTTTATCGCTTAGAGAGGGTGCCCTTATACAATCCTTCCCAAAAAGCTACAAGTTTATAGGAAAAGAAAATCAGATAGCAAGACAAATAGGAAATGCAGTACCCGTAAACCTTGCTCGTGCAGTAGCTGAGACTTTTGTTTTAGCTACTGCTTAGAGAATTTGTTTTTTCATAGATATCTATGAACTCTTTGTGGTATTCTTTTGCTTGCTCTAACATCATGTTGTAGCTGAGAAAATACATATTGTCTTTTTTAAGACCATCTAATCGTGTTCTTACATACTTGTCATTTTTAAGTTCTTTACCTACTATATAGGTTTTTACATACTTAAACTTACTTCTATCGGAATTGTTTTCATCAAGATTTGCCTGTATAAAGACATGATAATCTTGCATCTGATCTAACTCCTCTTTGCCTATCTTTTTTTGTGAACGCTTAATCTCTATAATATAAAGAGTATCTCCAAATCCTCTACACATAAAATCGAGTCTTCTACTATCAATATCTAGAGCACTGTCATCAAACTCATCATTAAGTAGTTTTTCGTAAGTGTCTTCTTCGCTAAAAGAGGCTATTCGAGGTTCTAGTATCCATGGAAACTTGCTTAAAAAACTATGCATAGTCTCTACACTTTTTTTGGCAACTTCAAGTGTATTGTTTTTTATGAGTGTTTCAAACTTCTGTATCGTCTCAACTCTTCCAAGTGAGAGTCTGTAATGCTCTTTTGCTTCTATAACTTCCCAATCTTTTAATAGTTTTAAAAGTTCTTCAGACTCTACGTCTTCATCCATACTGCTTGCAAAATCTTGAAATACCTGAAACTCAAAAGCTCCTTCTACATACCCTAAGAGGTCTTTTGTTTTTGAAACTTCAAGATTTGAAGATATAACTATGTCTGTTATTTTTTTTGCTAGCTTTTTATCTTGAGAACTCTGAAGAGAGCTTTCGTACCAAGATGTATTGATTCCGTATGTTCCTTTTAGTTCACTCTCTCTAGCTTCTACTCTTAACTCTCTCCACTTTTTACCAACTTTGTTGATGATTTCGTTAAGATGGCTTCTAAGTATAGTTGCTTCATTGTTATCCCAGATGAGAGAGTTTCTTGCAGTAGATATATAATCTTGTGAATTGTCTTCATCCATATAGTCTATCTGTATCGATCCGCTCATATAGGAAAAAGCGTGAGAATTGCTAAGTTTTACATCATAAAATTCTGGGTTGTTGGCTAATTTTCCACGTACATAAAGAGTGATACCTTTGAAAACTTCTTTTATAGTATCGTGTGTTGTTATGATACGACCTGTGATGCTTTTTTGCTCAAAGTAAGTTTTTGTGCTTGCATGAACACCTAATGATTCCAGATCATCTGGAATATTCCATGCAAACTGCATATTTTCTTCTATGAGGTTTGTTTTGTTTTGGAGTGTAAGTTCTGTTTTTGTTGTCCCATCAGTAATAGTACATAAAAAATTTTCATCAAAGATATTTAGCCTTGTAAGAAGTGAGTTTGCAGTAGATTTTATGTTGACTTGTGTTGTTCTTGTAAGGTCTTTCAAAATAATTTTAGTGTAGGGAGCCACATCTGTCTCTTTGTTGTCCATATCTGCTTTAAGTGTTAGTGGTTTATCATCTGTACGATTTATAAGTGTGTCATAGTTCATGGTAAATGCGTTTATTTTTCCACCTTTACAACTCTCGACATATATCTCTTTGCATATGCCAAAAACTGAGAGTTTTCCTATTCCTTTTTTCCCAGTTACTTTTCTTTTATATTTTTGTGAAGTTGAACCTTCTGTTTTTCGCTTGTTTCTTCCTATATTTAAAAAATCTTTGTTTAGTTCTTCTGCACTCATTCCATGCCCATCATCAAGTATTTCAATAGATTTGTTTTCTTGATCTACTGTTATGATGACATGTGATGCATCTGCATCGTAAGAATTTGTGATGAGTTCTGCAAGGACAGGTGGCAAAGTACTGTACATACTTAATCCTAGATGTTTTATGACTATTGGGCTAAACTTTATTTCAAACATACTATATTGTTCTCCAAAATTTTAAATACTTTATAATTATAATGGGTTTAGTAGTGTAAAGTTCTGTAGTGTCAAGATATTGCATCTACAAATCCGCAAGTATCTTGATGGCTCTTGCACACTTTACATCATCTTTTTCCCTTATAAGCGGCGTGTAGTTGCTGTTAAACGGCATAAGTGTTACAAGGTTTGTGTTTTCATCTACAAGATACTTCTTTATGCCGCTTTCGCCATCTATGGTGGTGTAGTGGACTATGTCACCGTTATTTATCTCCATCTCTCTGTCACAGATGATGATGTCGCCGTGCTTTATCTTTGGCAGCATACTATCTCCATCTGCTTTTACTGCATAGGCACCATCGCGCGCATAGTTTTCTGGTACTGGTATATGTTCTATGGCATCAGGGTAGGCGATGTTTGGAACGCCGCAAGAGGCTACGCCTATAAGCGGGACTGTTTTTACTGCTATCTCTTCCCCGAAGAGTTCGCCTACATGTACATTTAATATTTCAGCAATTTTTTTTATTTGTTCATCATCAGGATGTCGCACACCATTTGACCAATTTGTGACAGCACCTCTTGTTACTCCAATTTGTTCAGCAATGCTTTTTGCTGTAAACCCTTTTTTTTTCATAATTTTTTTAAAATTCTTAGCGAACATATAATTCCTTTATAGATACATATTGTATCAATAACTAAGATTCAAAAAGAATCACTTTAATGAACTATTAAGGATTCGTTATGTATCATTCACTTATGGAACGAGAAAAATTAAAAAATATACTTCTTAAATACTATACAAACCCTGCGTCAAACCACATTTTAAGAGGTATTCGCAAACCATCGTATGAAAATATGTTGCATATGCACAAACAAGATAGTGTACCGTTTGAGATTTGGCAAGATATTAAATCCTATTTACAAGAGAATGATACGAATAAATCTACTACAAATACAAATAAGGATGTAGCATAATGAAAGAGTACACACATAACAAAAGACCAAAAGAGCCAAAGTTATGCACTATGATCCGCAGGAGCATAACATTAAACCGTAAAGAATTGGGACTTAGCTTTGAAGATGTTGCAAATGAACTCGGGCTGAGTGAGGGAACACTCTCAAACAAGTTAAAACCGGCAAAAGCTGAGAACGATATGACGCTCAGTGAGTTTATACACTTCATGGAACTTACAAATGACTTCTCAGCTTTTGAATACATTGCAGATCTGTTTGATAAAGTAGTTGTAGATAAAAGCATCGATAAGGCAAATGTCTCAGACATCAATTTGCTTGTAGATATAGCAAATATGGAAAATTCTGATGTATTTCGTGTTGTTAAAGAGTCAATAGCTGACAAAGTGATAACACAAGAGGAACAAGAAGCGATACTCAAAGAGATCGAAGAGGCACAAAAAGCAAATGCACAGTTAAAAGACCTGGTGCTGCATTTGGCAACTCAAGAAGAGAAATAGGGTGGGTAAAAGATTTTGAAAAATTGTCTGAAGCTCTTGTTAGCTCGAACAGCCCAAACTACGAAGGGTGAACTTGCAATAATTGCAACAACTGTTGGTATGTTTAAGATGGTTGTGATAAAGATGAAGATCATTAGTATTATGATTGTTATGATGTTATCTATGATATTTAATAAAATAGGATTTATTTTATTTGATATATTTATTGTTTCTTTTTTGCCTCTTTTCATCCTTGCACCTTTTCATTTTTATGATTTTTTGTTTTGTTTTGTTTTCGGTTTTGTGCTTGCATCATCTGGAGCCTGGTCTTATAGATGGTCGATTTCTTCCAACACTTACGAAGCATATCGTCTTGTTTTGCAATCTTCTTATCGGCTTTTGAAAGAAGGTAAATATAGTAAGGTAAAATCAAAACTGGGGAAGATTGAACAGTCTTTAAGGCTACATCTAAAATAAGAGAAGTAATATCCATTTTATAAAGCCTTTTCTTTGGAATTGGTTTTTAGAGTGGATAAGTAGCTAAATCTTGGCGGATGGAAGCTACTTACCCGTTTATAGTCGCACAAAGGCGAACTGTGATTATATCACAGATGTTTTTGTGCTTGAAAAAATATCTTTTGTTGTGCCTGTTAGCTATATTTTGCGCAATTTCCTGTTTACCTTTTTACTTTGAGAGTTAGCAGGCACTACAAAGGCTCAAATATTATAGGAAATGATATGTCAAGAGCATTAAGAACATCAAAACATCGTGGTATGGTTCAGATTGTACTCGAACATCTCCAAGATGGTAAAAGTATAACAGCTTATGAAGCGGTAGATTTGTGGGGTGAGTTAAATGTACGTAATAAGATCAGTGAACTGCGTCGCCGTGGATGGCAGATACATTCCCAAGAAATTCCTTCTCCAAATGGCGGTAAATTTAAAAAATATTATTTGAATATGGAACATCCGCGAGGTGGCGAAGATGAGTAATGTGAATTATTATAACACTGCTTTTGAAAAGACAGTCCTCTCCTCACTTATTTTTCAACCAGAGCTTATAGAGCGTTATGGTCACTCTCTTAAATATGAAGACTTTTACCTTCCTGCGTTTGCAAATATCTTTAAAACAATCATGGAACTTGAAGCTACCGGCAAACCGATAGATGAAGAGTTCATAAAAGGGCGTATGCTTATACACAAGACGTTTGATGAAGTTGCACTCTTGGATGTACTTATGGCAAACCCTATGCACCATCTTGATCCATACATAGAAGAGGTAAAAAAGCTTGCACAGTTTCGCGCACTTCACAATCTAGGTATTCATCTTGTTAATGAAGAGTTTAATGAAGTTACAGAAGCTATAAATTATGCAGAAACGACAATAAAAGATATTATAAATATGAATCTCTTTGCTGATGAGTTTGGCATAATCTCTTTAGTAGATGCACCTGATGGTGAGACAGAGTTTATACTTCAAGAGTGGTTGCCACTTCCTCGTGGAACTGTGAGTTTAGTCGTTGCACCTGGTGGAACAGGTAAGAGCTGGACAGCATTGCAAATGGCATTGAGACACACAGCCAGTACTGGACTCAAAACTCTAGCATGGCTCAGTGAAGACCCTATTTATGAGTCCAAACAAAGAGCATCTTCAATTTGTCGTGAGATATTACACACTCCGTTTAATACTATGCGCAATCTAAGAGTAATTTCACGCCCTCCGATACAGATGATGAAAAATAAGCAGTTCAATCCCTCTAATTTCTACAAACTCCGTAAAAATCTTGCAGGACATGATCTCATTATCATTGACCCACTTTTGGCGTTTTATGGCGGTGATGAGAATGACAATTCACAAGCTAGAGCATTTATGCAACCGTTTATGGATTGGGCGAGAGAAGAGAATATATGTATAGTTTTTTTGCATCATTCAAAGAAAAACAGTGATGACAGTGCTAAGGGGAGCGCACGTGGAGCAGGGGCGTTTGTAGATGCTGCAAGAACTGTGTACCAGATAGATAAGATATATCACAATAAGCATACAGGAGCACTAGATATGGATAATGTACATATGAGAGAGTTTAGGCTTGCAAAAGATAATTACGGTGTTATACGGTTCTTAAATGACTTTAAAGTGCAAAGAGAGATAACACCAAAGAAGAGTGCACAAGTAGTTGAATCCTCATATTCTAACTATGTTGAACCTAAAATAGAGATGACACTGATATGAGAATGAATTATACACTTATGCCTACTGATTATGTAAATCAGTTAAAGTCAGTAGGCAGGCGAAAGAAAGCTCGTGCGTTTATGGAGTACTTTAACGATATGGAGTGCAATGAAGATAACTCTTATGGCTTTTATGCAAAGAGCTGGGAAGTAAGCAAGAGCACTGCTTATGCTTGGGTCGATGAGTTTCACAAAGAGTGTGGGTTATTTATCGCTCATTGGGAGTTAAAAAACAAGCGACATTACTCCTATGCAAAAAATACAGCCGAACGACAGCCGAACGACAGCCGAACGAAAACAAATGCCACAAAGCCCAATATTACGGAGTTTCAAGAGGTAGGCAAAACGACAGCCGAACGGCAACCGAACAAAGCTCTTAATACTTGTATTGTTGTTGGGGGCGGCGATGAAGATAAAACAGAATTTGCAACTGATGGAGAGTTTAATACTTACTACAGTGAGTTGAGATTTATAGCAGGTAAGTATGCAGGTAAAAAAGATGAAGCTTATAAGAGCTATATAAAAGTCAAAGAGTTTTTAAATATAAAAGTGCTTGTAAAGGCTTATAAAGAGTATGTGAAGTCTGTGAAAGTTCATAACAATGAGAAAATACAGGGTTTTAAAAAGTTTATAGACGGTGAAATGTACTTAGCATTTCTTCCTAAAAAGATAAAAGTCATAAGTGAGTTGGGAGTTTTTGAAGGATACTACGACAGTGAGAGCTTAAAAACATCAGACGGCAAATACTTTGGCATACCACATGGAAAGTATCTTGAGTTTTTAAGAGATCAAAAAATAGAATTTTTGGAGGTTGCGTGATGATAGTTGAAGTTAAGCTTGAAGGTATTGATGAAGCTCTTGCGGTGTTGAGACCTGGTATAGCAAAAAAAACCATGATAAGAACTCTTAATGATATCATGACTAGAAGCACTACTAAAGCTAAAAGAAAAGTACGTGAGAGATATAACATTAAGGCTAAACAGCTTAATCGTTATGTCAAAGCAGGAAAGGCGGATGGAACTGACTTAGAAGCAAAACTAAGTGTTATGAGCCGTGATGTTTCCCTCTTCCATTTTATAAACAGAAGTAGCATAAGTAGCTCTTTAAAGTCTAAACGCAAAGGAAGAAGACCTATTAAAGTTAAAGTCCTTAAGCAAGGGGGAACACATGTGTTAAGACATGCATTCTTGATGATAGATAAGCAGGGTGACATCGGTATATTTGAAAGAGTTGTTGGTGTTAAGAGCGATAAGACAGGTAAAGATAAAATTATAAGACTAAACACAACAGGACCAGCAAAGATGTTTGACAAAGCAGGAGTACCTGAGATGCAGAAGTATGTCGATGACAATACAGGTAGAATCTTCAAGCAGAACTTCGATTACTACATAGGCAAAGCAGATGTTTAAGGTACTCTGTGGCATAAATAGTTATACGGGGCTACGTACTCGCAGAAATCGTGTGGTTTTTTGGGTTTCAACTTGCTTTACTTTATATTTTAAAATGTTCTGTAAACTTCTTATTTTAGGGGTTTGTAGAGGATTGTGGTTATAGATGTTAGATCTTATTACTGCTGCTAGATGTTTAAAAATGCTCGAGAATAAAGCTAGTATTAAATACTCGAAATCATACTTTTCACAAATGGTCAAAGATGGAAAAATTCCATATCACAATAAGCCTGATTCACCAAAAAAGTTTTTTAAATACGCAGAAGTGCTTAAAGCGATTGAAGATTCAAAGGATCCTACTCGTGATGCGCAGAGAATTGCCAATGAGCAGAAACGAAAAAAGGAGAGTAGCACACTTCTTGATATAGTCGGCACATATAGGTCTGTTGCAGATATGACACCTCAAGAGATAGAGATAGAAAAAAAGGCAGCACAAAAACTTAAAGATGAAGCAGAAGCTGCTAAAAAAGAAGCATTGGCAGCAGGTGCAAGTGAAGATGAGGATATTTGGGAGTCAAGTATTCCAGGAGGTGTTACTCAAGCTGCTGCAAAAGCTGAAAAGGAATACTGGCTTGGAAGAAAAGCAGAGCTTGAGTTTAAAAAGATGAATGGAGAGCTGATAGGAATTGAAGAGGTTCAAAGAGAAGCCTTTGAGATGGCAAAGGGTGTTCGTGATGCATTCTTGGCACTTCCTGCTCGTCTTGCGCCTATTTTAGCAGCAGATAGTGATCAGTTTTCTATTCAAAATAAGCTTACTTTGGAAATTAACAGTGCTTTGGAGAGTTTGAGCCATGAGTAAAATGCCTTATATAAGTGCTTTTAAGTTTGGGATTAAACCTGATCCTTTGATGAGTGTGGCTGAGTGGTCGGATAAAAAAAGGATGCTTCCATCAAAAAGTAGTGCAGAACCTGGAAGATGGAGAACGAGCAGAACACCTTATCTTAAAGAAATAATGGAGGCTCTTTCTCCACAAAGTCCTGTCCAGGAAGTGAAAGTTATAAAAGCGACTCAGCTTGGATTTTGTCTTAAATTAGATACAAAAATACCAACCGCAAAAGATTTTGTCACTATGAGTGAGTTGCAGGTAGGTGATGTTGTGTTTGACGAGAACGGATTGGAATGTAATATTACATACAAATCACCTATTTATACAAATCATAAGTGCTTTCGTATTACATTTGATGACGGAGTTAGCGTTATTGCAGATGCAGATCACAAGTGGAAAGTAAATCGTTTCAGTGATACGCAGTTTTCAAAAAGATTTCAAAAAAGTATAGTTACAACAACGCAAGCTATGTTTGCAGATTTTGAATATAAAGGAAAAAAACGCTATTCGATCAACAATGCAAAAGCTGTAGTAATGCCTAAGGCAGATCTACCGGTTGACCCTTATTTCCTTGGTATATGGCTTGGTGATGGAAAACAAAAAGGAAATGAGATAGGTCTTTATGATGTCGATGCTCCATTTATACTTGAGAAGTTTGATGAAGCAAAAATACCTTATCGTGTGAAAAAGCGATTGGATCAGCATCTTTGGGTAGTAAAATTTGGTACTGGTAATGGTGATATGTGTTTACGAGGTCACAGTCGAGTAAACAATGTGTACGCAGATGGTGGCTGTAAAACCTGCAAAAGGCAACAAAAACAAGGAAAATTAGACCCTATCTTGCCAAATAGTAAACTTTTCGAGATGCTTCAGGCTTTAAATGTGACAAAATGTAAACATATCCCAAAAGAGTATCTTTTTGCATCGATAGAACAGCGAATGGCGCTTTTACAGGGATTAATGGACACTAATGGATATATTGATGCAAAAAAAGGTCGATGTGGCTATGACAGTTCTAACAAAAGACTTGCAGATGATGTACGTATGCTTATTGAGTCGTTAGGATTTAAAGTCTTTCTCGAAATATCCACAAGAGATACAAATTATGCGTCTCATAAAACGATATACAGGCTTCGTTTTAGAGCATATAAAGGTGATGCAGTCGCTACTCTTGAGAGAAAATTGTCAAAACTAAAAGAAAATAGCAGTAGAAGCTATGTGAGCTACAGAAGACGGATAGTTGATATTGCAGAAGTACCAAGCACTGCGGTGCAGTGTATAGAGGTTGATTCTCCTTCACATCTTTTTTTAGCTACTGAGCATTTTATACCGACACATAACACGGAACTGGCAAACAATGCGATTCTTTGTTATATGGATTTGTATCCGTGTCCGATACAGATGATTATGCCGACAGAGAAACTCGCTTCTAAGCACTCCAAAGCGAAGCTCACGCCGTCTATCAAGTCTATTCCATCTGTGATGCGTAAAGTTAAAGATGCAAAAACAAAAGATGATGCCGGTGGGAGCTTTGAAAAAGAGTTTGACGGCGGGATGTTGTCACTTGGGTGGTCCAACTCTGCTGCATCGTTTGCATCGTTTTCTGCGAGATTAGTCATCCTTGATGATGTAGAGCGTTTTCCTGAAGATGTAGAGGGTGAGGGTAGTCCCGTTGACCTTGGGCGTAACCGTGCCGATGCATTTCCAAACAGAAAAATCTACATCAATTCTACTCCAAAAAATAAAAATGGAGTTATTGACAGAGAGTATCAGGACTCTGACCAGAGAGAATACAACATGCCTTGTCCTCATTGCTCAAAAATGATTACATTTAGTTTTAATGAGGATGATTTGCATTTTGTGTTTGAGTATGATGAAGAGAACTATGAGCTTTTAAGCGATGTTCGTTACAAGTGTGAACATTGCGGAGGGTTGATTGAGGAGTACCAAAAAACTCAAATGATGAGCGAGGAAGAGGGTGCGAAGTGGATCGCGAATAATCCAGGGCATCACCATCGAGGGTACAAGCTCAATAGCTTCTATGCGCCATTAGGCTGGGTAAGTTGGGTTCACATAGTGCGAGAGTACCTCAAAGCGAAAAAAGCCGAAATAAACGGTGATACTTCACTCATACGACGCATATACAATACACGCTTTGCACTTCCTTTTGAAGAGAAGTTCGAGAGTACTTCAAGTGATGACTTTATGCTGCTTAAAAATGAGATTGCACCTGGTGTTGTTCCAAATGACACAGCAGCTCTTGTGATGGCAATAGATGTGCAGCTTGATCACTTTTGGTATAAGGTTGTAGCACTTCAATATGGAGCAGGTAAACATACGGTGAGATATGGTCGTGCTGAGAGCTGGGCAGAGCTTGAGGAGATCATGCGCATACATTACAGTGGTGAGAATGGAAGCATATATGCTGTAACTATGGCGGCAGTGGATTCTGGCTATAAAAGAGATGAAGTGTATGAGTTTTGTGCGATGAATTCGGATGTAGCAATTCCTATCAAAGGTGCTAGTGGACGACCTGATGCCCCTTGGAAAGTTAGCAATGTAGAGCGAGATATCAATGGCCAGACTATAAAAACAGGGCTAAAACTCTATGTGATAGATACAGAATACTTCAAAGATATGTTACATGCGCAGATAGAACGTTCCATACTGCTTAAAAAAGAGGGAAAAACTGGTGAGAATACCTTTAGTATGCATAGCGAGAGTGATGCCTTCTATGTAAAGCAGATGACCAGTGAACATAAACATTGTGATGTTAATCAAAAAACGGGAGCAGAAAAGTGGACCTGGATAAAAAATATAAGCAAAGCAGATAACCACTACTGGGATGATGGTGTTTATACGACATTTTTGGGTGAACTCCTTGGGATTCGCTTCTTGCAAAGAGAATCTATTGTGAAAAAAAAGCAAAAAAACAGACCTAAGCGAGTAAGAAACAGTGAATACGACGACTATATGAGTAACTTTTAAGGGGTAACTGATGAGTAAAAACTTTTGGGATAAACGCGAGAACATAAAAACAAAGCCCTCAGTTGCTTTAAGAACTGAGCGTGTGATCTATCATGTGATGGAGAGGTATTCCATAGGTGTTGGGCAGGCTATAGAGAAGATAATGCAGGAGAATTTGTACGATAAGGTGCTTGAGGAGCTTAGTGCTGTTTATAGTGATATCAAGCAGTAGTTTTGACATATTAGAAAAATAGTTGTACAATTACAGCAAGAAGTTAGCTTCTTCTGGTGTAAAACCATCGGAGTTCGTTTCGGACGTCACGCTAGGGATTGCTTAGGCAAGGCATTAGCCAACACCCGTAAAATGCAGTAGTTTTTGGTCTACTGCTCTTCAACAAATATCGTTTTTAACTCCAACCTTTTTTTGATATGTATCTTTAATTTTACAAGTTTCACACTTTTTGTGTCGTATTTTTTATAAAATTCTATGAAAATCAGCGATGCTCCTGTCTTTTTATCGCGTGTAATACTCTTTTTTACTGTATGAAAGTGCTGTATAATCTCAGGAATTTCACAGATAAACTCCACATCATCAGGGTGTCGGCGTTTTACATGACGGATCTCATTGCTTTTGATGATGCAGGTGTACCCGGCCATATCAAAGTGAAGTATTCCCTTTACCCTTCGCACGGTCTCATGTGGTATCTCAAAGCAAAGTTCTTTTTTGAACTGTGAATCTTCCAAAGAGTTTTTTATATGCTCACAGATGAGCTCTTTGAGTGTACTCACTCCTCCTCATCCTGTTTGCTTGCCATCTCTTTAAGTTCTATGCAGTTTTTTATCTTGTTTTTTTCGTCTAAAATTGTATCAATAATTTTCTGAACATCCTTTGTCATATAACAACCAACCCAATTAACAGCATAGTCGTAATCTTTTTGCAGTCTGTTTAATTTCCCTTTTGTTGTTTTTAGCTTATTGACACTTTCAATCCTACCTTTTGCAAGCATATTGACACTATTTAAAATCATAGAATGAATTTTTAGTACTATTTCATCTAAATGTTGTTCTTGTTGCTGTTTTGGCAGCATATCGTAGAGGTATCTTACAAATTGTACATAATCATGATAATAAAGTACACCATGAAGTGACAATATATGCAGTATCTCTTTGAATGGATCATCCGTTTGGAAGTGTTTTGATTTTACTTCTTTACCATAATCATCTATCAATATACCACTTGATGGCTTAATGGGATTCTTTTCTTCTTTTAGGAAACACTCTTTTAAAGAGTCTATGAAATTTTCTTCTTTATCCTCTACTGTTTTATCCAAAGATTTTATAAAGGACTGCTCATGAACTATTTTTAGTTCTAAAAAATCTTTCTCTTTTTTGATTTTTAGGGCTTCTTCTATCTTATTGCCATAATTCCCATGTTTCCACCCTTCTGAAGCAACCTCACCGACAATCAAATAATTTATATTGCCAGATAATCTACTTTTTATAATTCCACCGCGTTGTATAATTATATTTTTAACTTGACCTCTACTACCAATGGTAAATGTCCCTGTCAATACAAACGAACGACCTTGAAAGTCTATAGAACTAACATCATCAAATATGTCATCTTTTGTAAAAATCATTATTTTTCTTCCCCGTCTTGCTTTGTTGCCATCTCTTTAAGTTCTATGCAGTTTTTTATCATCTCTATGGTGATGTTGTTTTTTTTGCAGAAGGCTCCGGTTTCTACATAGTTAAAATAGTTCATCGTCTTTTTTAATTTTTTCTAATCTATTTTTAATTTTTTCTTTAAATTTAGGACTTGCATAGTCTCTAATAAGTTGGCATAGTTGTTCATCTTCATTACTTATTTTAGGAGTTGTTTCTTTTAACTCTGTGCCGAGTTCAATATAATCTACTTCCTCTTTTGTTAGTAAATCTAAAAGGGCTACTTTTAATGAACTAGGTAGAGTAGAAGGGCCTCTTCCGACCTCATAACGATTATAAGCTGTTGCATTGATATTTAAAAGATTTGCAAAATCTTTTTGAGTGTATCTTTTACTAACTCTTAGTTCTCGTAATCTTTCAAACCATTTATTCATGACAAAATCCTAAAATTGATAATTTTTATTGACATTATGTAAATTTTTATATACAATTATGCAGTTATTACATATTATCATTTATATTTACCTGATTATATCGTAATACTAAATAAATAAAAAAGGTTATATATGTGTAAATTTAACACTAAAGTATCGTTATCAGCGAATATCAGGTGTGGATTGTGGTGCAATCAGCTTACATTGGATGATATGAGTGAGGCAATAGGCATCAAAGTTGGGCAAATCAGAACTTCTATAAGCAGAAAGTTTAAACGAGGTAATTCTATCTCTCCACAAGATAAGAAAATGATAGAGTATCTAAGAAACAACTGTAAAGGGTTTGAAGAGTATTGTAAAACTGAAAAGTTACTGCAAAAATAAGTATTTAGATGACGGCAATCATCTAAATACTAAATGCATACCTACACCAAGGTTTGTATTTTACCATAAATAATAAGGAAATACAATGCAATCGTTAATAGAAATAAAAGTTACTACAATAGGTGCTGAAGAAGTGAATTCAGTTAATGCAAGAGATATTCATAACTATCTTGGAGTGAAGACAAAATTTGCTGACTGGATTCAAAGAGCCATTAAAAAATATGACTTTGTTGAAGGCGAAGATTACCTAGTTCTCAAAAATGAGAAACAGGTCAATAATCAGATAAGAGTATCAAAAGAATACATAGTAACCCTAGACATGGCAAAAGAACTCTCCATGCTTGAGAATAATAAAAAAGGGAAAGAGACTAGAAAGTATTTTATTCAAATGGAGAAAGAGGCTGTTGCCAAACTCCAAGCCCCATCAGACTCAAATGCAGTGATGCTTGAGATGCTTAAGATGCAACAGCAGCTTATAGAGAACTCCCAAAAACAGACCGAGGCGGTTATAGAGCTTGTAAAGAGTATGCAACAAACACCACAGCTCACGCAAGAGCCACAAACGCAGTACCTCGACAGCCGTGACCGTAAAAAACTACGTGATGCCATTGGAGCAAAAGCCAAAGAGGTGGCAAAAGATTTGGGCGTTTCAGTCTCAACCATCAGTCCTGCCATTTGGATAGAGCTGAAAAACTTTTTTGATGTGGATGATTATCAGGACATATTAAAAAGCCAGCTTAAAGATGTTATGCACTTCGTGATGTTTTGGGAGCCACGCAAAGGTGCTTCTCAAAAAGAGCCTAAAATCGAAATGAATTTGGTTTAGGTGGTGTGAGATGGATATTATAGACGTATTAGATAAAATAGACGACTACTCACGCACCATTAAAGGTGTTGCAGGACTTATAAACGATATGCAGATGAGTGACGGCTCAGGAGAGTACATCTACTCAGAGGCACGTTATATGATTTTGGAAAATGTACTTTTTGATGTTGTGCAAAATATGGACAAGCTTTATGAGGAGATAGAGCGGCAGGGGAGATGAATCTCTGCCTCATTTTGTGCAAATTTCTGCAAATTTTACAAAACTTTTACAAATTTACCCCTCTTTTTTAGTGAACTTTTTAGTACAAAATGAGTACATTTTAACAAAAGCTAAATTTTTACACCTATTTTACGAACTTTTACACCTCTAGCATAAAAATAAAAAAAAGTCTATGTCAGATTTTCGCGGATAGAAAACTTTTTTAAATTCTGCAAAAATGGTGCAAAAGTTTTCAAAAGGGTCTTAGAGATGGCAAAAACACTCGGTGAACAGCTCGAAGAGGTACAAAACGCAATAAGTGCAGTTTTGACATCACAGAGTTACAAAATGAACGGTCGTGAACTCACTCGTGCTGATTTGTCTGCTTTAGAGATGCGGGAAGAGAGGCTTTTTGCTTTGATTGAAAAATTTGGGAATGATTATTCTCCATCACAAAACACAAAGGTAGGTATGCGTGTTCCCATTCACTTCTCTCTTTAGAAAAAAATCATCACCAGATATTAAACGCCGTTTTTATGAGGGCGGTAAACGCAGTGCGCGTGCTGACTTTGCAAATGGTAATGCTCCTTTTGAGAATACTGCCTCTTTAGATAGAGACACACTTCGCTCTCGTGCGAGATGGTTACATGAGAACAACTCCATCATCAGTGGGATAGACCACTCCATAAAAGTCAATGCCTTTGGAAACGGGATGAAGTTTCAAAGTAAAACAGGCATAGATAAGCTTGATGTAGAGATAGAAAATAAATTTACTGAGTGGATGAAGCCACATAACTGCGACATCACAAAAAGACAGCATTTTTATGAGATGCACTCAACTATACCTGGGCAGAGAATGACTGATGGCGAAGTACTCATCCATAAAGTGCTTACAAGCGATAAAAGAAATCCTTTTAAGTTGCAAATTATTGAAGCAGATAGATTTGATGCTACTTTTGGCGTAAGAGGTATGACGCAAAGCAGTGAAAACTTTGTAGATGGGATAGAGCTTGACAGTTTTGGCGCACCACAAACTTTTGTGCTTACAAATGGTTATGTCAGCAACATCAAAGTAGATGCATCGGAGGTTATTCATTACTACAAAAGAGATAACAGGGTTTCGCAGTATCGCGGTATCAGTGAATACAAACAAATCATTATAGATATGCGAAACCTTGCGGCTTACCAAAGCTCTACCATTGCTTCGCTTCGTGCTAGAAGTGCCATAGGGTATGCCATAGAGACCGACAATATTGCAGGACATCAGAGATTTGGAGCGCAAGAAGAGGCGCATGACCCTGTATATGACATCAATGGGATTATGGTTCATTATCTCAATCAAGGAGAGAAGCTGCATATGTTTGATCCGAGTATTGGAGCAACTGAGTATGACTCTTTTGTTCGCTCTGTTGTGCGGATGATAGCAGTTGGTCGCAAAGTGAGTTATGAACTTGCATTTCGTGACTACTCTCAGACTAACTTTTCATCAGCTCGCGCTTCACTCATCCAAGATAACAAAACATTTGCAAAAGAGCAGTGGCATTTCGCTACTTATGTGCTTAACCCTATCTTTGAGGAGTGGC